GAGGAGGAGGGGGCTGCGCAGTGCACCACCATAATGTTTAGTCTATTTACTTTATAGACTAAACTAACCAAAGGAGCCTTCCTTGTTCACCAATTGCAAACGGACCAAGTCACGTACTGTGGCCGGGCCCGACTTCTTCGTTCAAGAAGAAAAACAGAATGCCACCTCCAAACAATGGAGTAATAATGTGGCACCTGTTTTGTTTGCAAGCGGTGGGACTCAGATTACTGAGTCGGATGGCAATCAATGGCCTCCCCCTAAAGGGAAGCCCTTGTCGGATCATGGTTCTGAGTTCTTTTCACAGAAGACAGAGTGGGTCAGTCCAAAACTGCCCTATTCTGTCGTTAACTACGTTGAGCCTGGCTTTGCAACAAAGCTCCGCACCCGCGGAAATTTGTTCATCGCCAATCCCTTCGTTGTTAACCCAAGTGGAGCTCCGACGAGTTACGACGGCGTAGCAAAGCGACCGCTACAAATCGCCTTTCCACCAGATCTCTCCTCATCGAGGAGCGCTCTGAATGTGAAAGGCGCAATAGCGATCGCTAGCTGCAATCCGGGTAACCCGATTGCACAGGTTGCCACAGCGTTAGGAGAACTCTTTCAAGACGTACCCAAGATTCCGGGTGTCGCCTTGTGGGAGTCACGTCTGCAAGCAATTGCAGCCGCGGGTGCCGTAGGTGGTGAATTTCTTAACTACCTTTTCGGCATCAAACCTACACTCGGTGATATGGGCGACTTTCTTAAAGGCGTCCATAAAATCGATCGTCTACTCACCCAATTCGAACGTGATGCGGGTGGAGTAGTTCGCCGTGGTTTTACCTTTCCCAAGGAAAGGACTGTTACCGAAGACGTGTTGCCTACTACGTTTTCTCCAGCTGGAACGATCAGAACTCCGCGTACTGATAGCGGGTTTGATCCTACCACTGGAGTAGCGGGCAACGAGTTCTCTCCGTCATACGGTATCAGTCATCCAGCGTTTGAGACCCTACGTACTCGTATCACTGAACGAGAAATTTGGTTCAGTGGAGCTTTCACCTATCACCTCCCTTTGGGCTACGACACCCAAAGTAAGAAGGATAGGTTCGAGCTCATGGAGCAGCTCTTCGGAGCTTCTCCAGATATTAGTACGCTTTGGGCTCTCACGCCCTGGAGCTGGGCCACTGATTGGATCTTCAATACAGGTTCTGTACTTAAGAATCTGCAGTCGAAGGTCAATTATGGCACGGTTCTCCGGTATGGATACGTGATGGAGAAAACCACCACCACAGATATCCTTACCGCTGGTAAAAGGGTTTCGCTAACTGCGAAATCCGATGTTGCGAGTGGTATACCCGCACCATATCCAGCTATATCCCCTGTTATTCTTCGTAGAACAACGAAGAAGAGGATACAGGCGAACCCCTTTGGTTTTGGCGTTAGCTGGGATGGATTGTCGACCATCCAGCAAGCCATAGTGGCTGCCCTCGGCATTACCAGGGTAGCAAGATGATGGTTCACTGTCACACCAACGCACAAGGAGTACGTCGATGTTCACAGATCCCCTGAGTCTGACGCCTGGCGCGAGTTTCGACGCTGGTGCCGTCTCCCTGCCCCGTGTTTCACAACAGGGCGCGGTTTCGGTTTACCAGGCCGGACCTCTCACCGTCAACGCAGGCTCACTCCTGAAGGTTACCGCTTCCCATCAGTACGGAAGGCGGAACCGTCGGGTCCTTCGCTGTGATTACAGCGACAATGCGGGTTCTACACTCGTGTCCGGTACGACGGCACCGCGCAGCATGTCTGCGTACGTGGTGTTCGACGTCCCGAATGCGGGGCAGTTCTCCGCAACGGACCAGCTGGCGCTCTTCAATGGTCTTAAGACCATGTGGAGTGCGTCAACTGATGCACTGATCAAGAAGCTCTTGGGCGGCGAAAGCTAGCCCAGTTCTTCATGATCTAATGGTGTAGAGAAACCACCATCCTCTGCATCAGTTGGTCAGGAGTGCTCATCGGCTTAGGATGTCAACCTCTATCAGGAGGCTGCATGAAAAGCCTAATTGTACTCTGGAAACGCGTGGCTGAGGACTCGGCCACGTGGTGTCGCACTAGCGCCCACCGCGACTGTAAAACAGTCGAGGATCGGTCGAAGACAGAAGGGTTATCGTTTCTCACGATAACTCTCCCTACCTTTGCAAAAGACTTTGAATTTTGTCTTGAGCAAGGGTATGTGGACAACGCCGTTTTTCTGTCTTTTAAGAAAAACGGGTGTCTCCCGGCATTTCTGTCGGGTTTCACTTGTCTCATCTTCGACCGTAGGACTGGTGTCCTATTGGACATGCCAGACGTTCATGCGATACGAGCCGTGCGTCAGCTAACGCTGATGTTTGGCAAGCTATTGCATGACTGTAGCCCTGCTCGAGAGAGCAAGGCTTTTGCTGAGTATGTCCAATGTGAACAGGAAGTCAAAGAGAACGAAGGGAGGCAAAACTTTGATAGTTTTGATCGCCTTAGTACTCTTTTGTTTGGGACTGCTTTTGCTGCCATAGACAAACATGTCTATGACGGAAATTTAGTCCCAAAGCATGGACCCGGTGCAACTGCTGATTCCAAGTATGGTAATCAGAAGTTTCACCAGACTACGTGGCCCATGCGCCTTGAACCATACTTCCCTTACGGGGAGATGGTTCTACCTAACTGGTCCTTTTGGGAGCAGTTGGAGCAGGTCGACTTCCTTGAACCTGGAAGAGAGTTGCCCGTTAAGGTCATCTCTGTTCCTAAGACGATGAAAACACCCCGAATCATCGCGGTGGAACCTACTGCAATGATGTACTCGCAGCAGGCTATCCTCCGGTTGTTTCAGGAAGCGATCGAAGAATCTTCTACTCTTCGATCGTTTATCGGCCTAGACGATCAAACGCCTAACCAGCGTTTGGCACGTCAGGGATCATCGAAAGGTGATCTTGCAACACTCGATTTGAGTGAAGCATCCGATCGTGTTTCATGTGAGTCTGTGTCGCATCTGTTGCGCCGCCACCGTCATCTACATGATGCGGTGATGGCCTGTAGAAGCACACATGCTCGCCTACCCGATGGCTCTGTTATAGAGCTATCGAAGTTCGCGTCTATGAGTTCGGCCCTGTGTTTTCCCATGGAGGCTGCCATGTTTCTTGTGGCAATCTTCCTAGGGATTGAGCAGGACCTAGGACACGAGTTGTCCAAGGATGATGTTAAATCATACCTTGGAAGGGTGCGTGTCTTTGGAGACGACATCATTGTCCCCAAAGAACATGTGCATTCCGTGATCCTTAGCCTTGAGTCCTTTGGACTTAAGGTTAACAGCCGCAAGTCATTCTGGAACGGTTCGTTCCGGGAGAGTTGCGGGAAGGAGTATTTTGATGGAACGGACGTCTCATTGGTCCGTGTCCGTCGATTTATTCCCTCATCACGGAGGAACGTACAGGAGGTTGTATCAACTGTCTCACTCAGAAACCAACTGTTTCAAGCTGGTTATGAGCGGGCGGTTGATTTCCTTGACAATCGAATGCACCGAGTTCTCGGTCGCTATCCGATTGTTGGGGAGTCGTCTCCTGTACTTGGCAGGCATACTTTTGCTTCTAATTCACCAGATGCAAAAGTAGTTCACTCCATCTCTGTGGTTAAGGGATGGATGATTCGGCCAGTGATCCCTAAGAATGAGATCACTGACTGGCCTGCCTTGCGCAAGTGCTTGACTCTTATGGAGTCGAGGAAGTCAGATGTAGTAGCCACTTCATCTGACCACTTGCGTCGTTCCGGACGTCCCCGAGTCGTCGACATCAAACTCGGGGTGGGCCCGTCTGGCTACTAGTTAGACGGACGCGTATTACAACGCGCGTGAG